AAACCACCTATCTGGAGGAGGCGGCCATCCTGCGGGCTTGCTTTCGCGAGTTCCGCTACATGGTGGTTGTGTCGGCGAATTTCCGGCCGCTCGCGATGCAGCGCATAGCCGCGATCAAGCGCGAGTTTGAAGTCAATCGTGTTCTCAACGAGCTGTTTCGAATCAGAAGGGGTACAGTATGGCAGGAGGGCCAGATAACCCTATCGAACGGGGCGTGCATTCAGGCGATCGGCCGCGATATGTCGGTGACTGGGCTGAAATGGCTCGACAGCCGGCCGGACGCGCTCCTGATCGACGACGTGGAAGACCCGGACGAGATCAGGTCGGACGTCGAACGGGTGGCCACCTGGGACTGGCTGCAAAAGACATTGATCCCGTCCCTGTCGCATCCGTTACGGTCGTGGATACGCGCTCTGGGGACCAGGCGCGGCAATGGATCTTTGCCCGAACGGCTCGAAAAGGCTGGCTGGCCTACCTTAAAAATCCCGATCGAGCATCAGACGACGAATGGAGAGCGGCGCGCTACCTGGCCAGCAAAGTTTCCTCTTAAGGTTATTGACGCGCTGCGATACGACTACCGCGGCGATATGCACCTCTTCGCTCAAGAGTATATGTGCCAGGCGACGAGTGAGGAGGCGCGCACATTCCGGGAGAAATCGTTTCGTGTGGTTCCCCGAGAGCGGACGTGGCAGGCTACATACGCCATGTACGATCCCGCTCGGACAGTGGGGAGGCGATCAGCTACGACGGGCAAGGCGGTCTGGAGTTGGTCTGGCCGGAAGCTCCTCGTTTGGCGCGCGGAGGCGCACGCCTGGATGCCTGACGAGCTGATCGCCGATCTTTTTCAGACGGCGGAGGAGTTCGACCCGGTTTGGCTTGGTGTCGAAGAGGACGGGCTTAACCAATGGCTGCTCCAACCGATTCGCACGGAGCAGCTCCGGCGCGGGCAGGCTGTACCGCTGCGGCCAATCCGGGCGCCGAAGAGCAAGCTCGACTTTATCCGCGGGCTACAACCTTATTTCGAAGCCGGGGAAATCGAATTTGCCGGCGATGTGGGCGACCTTCGAGCGCAATTGCTTTCATTCCCACACCCGCCGATCGACGTGCCGAACGCACTCGCCTACGCGCTCCTCATGCGCCCAGGGTTCCCGATCTTTGAGAATTTTCGTGAAGAGCATATCGCGCTCGATCTCGGGATATCTCCCTGGCGTCGTCTTTATATATGCGCACACGCGCGCGATGGCTGGGTGACTGCGGCCCTCTGCCAGATAGTTGATGATCGAGTACACGTAATCGCTGATTGGGCTATCGAAGGGCCAGCTGAAGAGCACATTCCGACGATTGCGGTTGACGCCGCAATGATGGGGACAAGTCGCCGGCTGTCGACCGCACATCGCCCCCGCGGATACGAATCGCTTAAGCTCCCTACGACCGAACCCATAGTTGTGCGCTCGCCGGCCCTGTGGATAATTCCGGGGACACATTTTGATCCGTGGCATAATCTTGGCTTGCGTCAAGCGATTGCTCGCGTCCCCGCTCAGGCGCAGATGTCAGGCGATTTCGCTGAGGGCCGCGACTATTTGCTTGACGCTCTCGCCCGCACAACACGCGGCGGGCCGGGAGTCCAGGTTTGTGAGAGCGCACGCTGGACCCTGCGAGCGCTCGGCGGGGGATATTGCCGTGATAAGAGGGGCCTCGACGCAGAGCCCGGCCCCTATCGCTGCCTTATAGAGGGAATTGAGGCTTGGCTCGGGATGATCCGTCTCGGGGTCGGCGAAGAAGACGAAGAAGAGACGCAGAACTTTTCTTTTGATAAACAAGGCCGCAAATATGTGAGCGCGATCCCGGCGAGGCGTCATTGAGCGAGATTAGAAAGCTTCCAAAATCGGCCGTCCGTTATGAAGACCCGGCGGCCATGGATGATCATTGCGCTGATTGCCGGCACTTTCTCGCTCCGGCTGCGTGCAAAATTGTGGACGGCACGATCTCGCCTGAGGCCTGGTGCGACCGCTTCGAAAAGCTGAAAAAGCAAGCCGAGGCCGATCGCAATCAGGATTTGTGCGGACGAAAAGACTCGCCCGTCCGCAAAATTCTCACCGAGACGTTTCATTCCGTTAAACGCGGCTTTGAGGATCAGGCGCGGCGTTCCGAGCGTCAGGACGAATTCTGGAAAATCTATGATTGCCAGCTCGACGAGCATCAATCCTATCAGGGGGATGCCCAAATCTTTGTGCCGACGACGCACGACGCGGTCAACGCAATCGTCACACGATGGTCGAATGAGCTTTTCCCCGAGGGTAGCCACTTTGTTAACGTCGTCAGCGACGACGAGAAGAAACCCGAAGCGGTCGTAGCGCTTCTCGACAAGTACATTCGCGAGGGCGAGCTGGCCACACAGGTGTGCAAGCCTCTGATTCGGCATGGTCAGGTTGAGGGGCAATACAACCTCTACCCAGATTGGCGAGAGATCGATCGCGAAATTGTTTCGCGTGAAATGCACGGCCCCCGAGTCCAGGTCGCACAGGAAGAGATCGAAGTCCCCGGCGAGGACATAGAAGATGTCAGCGTCGAGGATTTTCGAGACGCGCGCCCAAACGTCGAAGTATTGCACGACAGCGATGTGTGCGTGTCGCCGGCGACGGCCGACAATATCGATGAGGCGTTTGCGGCTGGCGGTTTCGCCGCGATCGCGCGGCGTTGGTCGAAAGCCAAGATCGAGACTATGGCCGATGCTGGGCATATCCGCTCTGATGCGGCCGATCAGCTCCTCGCCAGGATGGAAGCAAAATCTTCTGATCTGAGCGAGAAGGGCCTCATCCCGGACATAGAGAAGGAGCTGAATAAGGCGCTCGGGATTACCAAACGAGCATCCGAAACATTAGTGCTCGAAGTTTGGCGGCTTTTGCCGCTCGGCGATGATGGTCTCTATCGGAAGGGCGGCAAGCGGCGTCTGTGCAAGATGTTCTTCGCGGCCGAGGGCTCGCCGCTCGGGTGCGTGCGTAATCCAAATTGGAATGATCGTTGCAATCTTTTAACCCGGTCAGTCGAGAAGGTCGGCGGCCGGCTCAAAGGCAAGAGCCAGGTCGAATATGTCGCGAGCCTGCAATACGAGGAGAATGATGCGGTCAACGAAACCGCAGATGTTGGCCATCTTTCCGCTATGCCGATCGTTATGCGAGATCCGACGACGGGCAACCATCCCCTTATCATGAACGTCGGCGCGATATGGCCTGTTGATCCGAACAAGGTCAAGATCGCCGAGTTCCCCGATCTGACGCAACGCGGAATGACGCGTGTGCAGCTTGCCGCGGCACAAACGTTTCAAACACTTTCGGTCAATCCTTCGATGCTGCCGCAGCAAACCAACACGACGCGGCGCAATCAGGCGCAGGTCGCTCAGGAGCAGCAAGTGGATTTGCTGACCGCGGCCGAAGGTGGGCGCGCGCTGATCGATATGTTCTCCGAGCTGATGACGTGGTTTGTCGATCTTGATTATCAGCACCGCGATCGCGAGACGACCGCGCGTCTCTACGGCACCCGAGGCGTCAAAGCGAATCTCGAAGCGATCCCGCCGCAGCGCACACGCACACAGTATCAATTTGAGTGGGTGGGGCTCCGACGCGCGCGCAACGCACAAATGCTACAAATCAAGAATGGGGTTATGAATGTGCTGCGCGGCATCGAGCCATCGATGGCACAGCAAGGGCTGCGGTTCAATTGGGCGCCGGCCGTCGAAGAGATCATCACCGATCTATGGGGCCCGCATGTCGGCGCCGAGATGATCGAGGACATCAGCTCGCAGATGTCTATGGACCCGAAGCTGGAAAATGAACTCATGAATAATGGGCATGACGTGCCCGTGCATTTGCTCGACGTTGATCAGCAGCATATCTCTGAACACCAGCGGGATATTCAAGAAAGTGGCGATCCTCACGGTGTGAAACAGCTTCATATCCAGAAACACTTGCTCGGCATGAAGCTGAAGCAGCAAGCCCAGGTCGGACAAGCATTAGGCCAAGGCTTGCAGCAGCAAGGCCTAGGCGGTCCTGGCGGGGCTCGGCCGTCACGCGGCGGCGCTCCTCCGCAAATGGGCGCCGTGCCCGCAGGCCCGAGATTAATCAAGGGGCCGGCCGGCTCTGTGTCGCCAGATCAGATGCCGAGGGCCGGTGCGGCGTTGATGCCACGTCGGTATTAAGAAAAAGACGGCCCGCATTAGTGGCGGGCCGCTTGAGGAGGACATGCCCGCACTAGTGGCGAGCCGTCTATGCGCAGAGGTATGTGCGGCATGGTGATCCGCACACGCATTTTGTATCATGTCTCTTGACAAAACACAAGAGATAGTACAATTGCCTCACATGTAAGCGTGTGGCTCGTGCGGTAACCGCCTAGGTGGCCGCCCCGTAACCCTACAGGAAAATTTAATGAGCGAAGAACGGGACGACGGGAATCTGCCCGTCGAGGACCAGCCCGAACTTGACGATCTCGAAGTCGAGGAGGGCGAGGAAGAAGACGAGGGCGAATCGCCGGTCGAAGACGGCGGTGAGCCTGAGGTAGAGTCTGGTCAGCAGCAGCCGGCCGCACAGCCGGCGCGCCGCGGGCGAGGCGCAAGAGAGAGGCAGCGCGCGGAGCTTCGCGAGCTGCGGGAAAGGCTAGAGCGGAACGAGCGTGAGCTTCAAGGGTACAGACAGCAACAAGCAAGTCCACGAGCTGATAACTCGGCTGAACTGGCGCGCATTGCTGCCTATGAGCGCGATCAGCTCCCCCTGCTGTCTCCTCACGAAATTTCGGCCTATTACGCACAGAAAACCGAGCGCACGCTCGGGGCGGCGCTTAGCCAATTCCAACAGCGGACGGCCGACAGTATCGATCGCACATCATGGGATGCCGCTTGCCGGTCTGACCCAATTAAAGCGCGTCTCTCCGCCGAAGTCGAGCGCGTGCGGCTTGATGAGGCGCGAGAAGGCCGGTTTCCCTCTCGCGACACCATCTTCACCTTCCTCTACGGACAGGAAGCGTTGCGTGGGCGCAATCGGCAGACTGCTTCGCAGCGCGCCGCAGCGCAACGACGAGTTCGCGCACAGACCACGCGACCGGGTGCCGCACGCTCAGATGTGGGGCGCGAGCGCTCAACAGCGCGCGATCAAGATAGTTATGAAGGCGCCATGGAGCGCATGGAAGAGCGGAAACGCCGCGGCGATCCGCTCTGGTAAGTTCGCTAATACGGGACAGCGGGCGTCCGTACTAGCGGGCGTCTGTCGCACATTCGCCCGCGCTCACGGAGTTTGAGCGTTGGCGACAAATACTTCAGCCCAGTTTCAAGCAGACATCCAGCGAATCCTCGACAAGGAAACGCTTGAAGTCGCTCAGCGATTTCTCGTCCTTTACCCGTTTGCCGATAAGAAGACGATGCCCAAGAATATGGGCACGTCATGGACGGCGACCCGATTCAATCGGCTGCCGCTCCCGATCGCGCCGTTGAGTGAAGGCGTTCCGCCGATCGGCGAGACGCTGACAATCAGCCAGGTTACGGGCGTAGCTCTGCAGTGGGGTGATAAGGTCACCTTTACTGACGTATCTACGATTACGATCCAGCACGATCTTCTGCACGAAGCGACCGAGCGTCTCGGCATGCAGGTGGCCGAGCTTCGTGAGCGCAACGGCATGAACGCGGTGATGGCCGGCACGCAGGTCAACTTCGTGAACAGCCGCGGCGCGCGAGCTAGCCTAGTCGCGGGAGATGTGCTCGATCCGAACACGGTCAATCGCACAGTCGTCAATCTCAAGAATCTGGGCGCGCCGCTTTGGTCCGGGCAAACCGGAGAAACGGTGCAGCGTAGCATCAGTTACAATGTACGCGGGTCCGAAGCGAAACCGCGCGCCCACGAGCATTACGTAGCGATCGGCTCACCATTGGTGTTAAACGACCTGGCCGCTAATCCTACGGTTGTTACCGCTTGGTCCTACAGCGATATTACCAGGCTGTACGTAAACGAGATCGGCTACTGGCGCGGGATGCACTTCTGCGAGAGCAACATGATCCCGAGCTTTGTCGGGGTCGCAGCGGTGACCGGAACAGCCAGCGCATCGGGCGGGACTCTCGGGACCGGCACCTACATCGTTCAGGTCACCGGCTGGGATACGCAGAATCAATACGAGACACGCATTTATCAGGCATCGGCCGGCATCGCGGTCACTGGCCCGACCGGGTCGATCAGCGTAACCCTGCCGTCGACGGCCGGCTTTACCTATGCGGTCTATATCACGCAAGCTGGGTCGAGCGCAGTGCTGAACCTCGGCACTTCGGCTTCCGGGCCGACGAGCGGGCCTTATGCTGGCCAGGCAATCCAGCTCGCGGCAGGTAGCACCGCGGTAATCACTAATGTCGGTCTTTTCCAGGTGCCTCCGGCGGCCCCGGCGACCGGCATAACAGTGTACCCGACCTTCGTTTTCGGGCAGCGGGCATTTGCCGCCCTGGAGTTGGAAGGCCTGACTTGGACCCGGTTGTTCGAGGCCGACAAGTCCGATCCGATGAACCAGCTCAGAGTCGTCGGCTACAAGTACTTTGAGGGCTGGGTGATTCTCAATCAGCAGTTCCTCGCGCGCATTGAGTCGACCGTGTCCAACACCGGAGCCTTCGGGTAAGGAGTAAGCCAACTATGGCGCTTTTAGTAGAAGTAGAGATGCGTGTCGGCTGGGCGCCGGACGGCGGCGGCAATACCTTCCTCGCCCAGTTCCAGGCAAATGTGCCCGGACAGGGACAGACGGAGCAGCCGCGAATCGGGTTTGCCGCTCAGGTGCGGCAGTACATCGTCGCCGAGGGCGTTCCCGTGGCGGCCGGGTCCGAGGGCAGCGTAACGCTGGCGAACATCAACACGGCGCTCACCAATGCCGTGGCCGATCTCGCGGGCGCGAGCGGTACTCCGATCATTACCCCGGCCGAGCTGGCGATCATTCAGGGCTGGGCGAGCGGCTCGCCATGAACGAGTTTCAGAAGGCTGTTGTCGGCACATTTGAGCGCCTTAAGGGCGCAACGGACGTTATGACGGACGCGGCCGACACATCAAAGCCGCTCGATCCACAGATCAAAGAACAGGTTCACGCCGATATCGACAGTGTGATCAAACGCCACGAGGGCACCAAGCCCTGGCCGACCTCCTATGCCCACCCCAAGCTGTGAGGATGCGGACGAAATCGTGAAAGCGCTATGGCGCCTCCGCAGGCTTTGTTTCTCAAAAATGAGCGGAAACGCGACGGGTTGCTGGTGTTATGGCGCCGGGCCTGACGGTGGGAATATCCCCTGCGGCGAGGCGCCGACACCAACGGCGATCGATCGCCTGGGTAAAGGTCCTGACTGATGGCATTGCATACTCTTGGGTCCAACGCAACAACCTCGTTGATAGCTCTCGCTGGCTGGTCGCAAATATTGGCGCAGGCCGACATGGGCGCGCTCGATCAGACCATCGCGAACGATGCGTTTTTCGCCGCGATTCTTAGTCAGCCGGGGGCACAGACCGCGGTGACCGCGACCGGCACGACTGCGAGCACTGCAACGGTCACAGCACTTGTTGCGCGCGGCGGTTCGCCTCCGCTTTCGACGATACAGGCTGGCGATTTGGTGCTTGGCGCCGGCATTGTCCCGGCCGGCACCTATGTCGTTACGCCTCCGGGCGGCGGCACGACTGTCGTCCTGTCGCAGGCAGCTCTTACCGCGACGACGTTGCAGCCGCTCGCGTTTGTGCGCGGCCTGACGAACCTTTCCGGCACGTGGGGGCTTCAGCCGAGCGGCCAGCTCATTGTTCCGCAACGCGGAGTTCTCAAAATTCTGCCTGGTGACGTGGTCGCTATCGACAACCTCGGGTTCCCGATCCTCGTGTCAGGCGCCTCGATCTCTTACGCAGCTTCAGTGTGGCACTTCGTATGACAATGAAAGATTGGACACCTGAGCAGCGCGCCGCGGCAGTCGAGAAAACCAAGGCGACGAAGGCGGCTAGGAAGGCCGAGCGCCTTGCGCGAGCGAACGAGGAAGAAGTCCTGCCGCAGGAAATTGTCTATGGCGATCCCCCTGCCCCTGAACGTGAGGGGCAACCGATCGATATGGATTACACGGTTGATCCATTTGAGCTTTTTCTGATCTCGCTCGGGCCCGAAACCCGCGAGATGATTGGCGATGACGAGCTTAAAGAGATTTATGCTGCGCAAGTTGCCAAGGCATTCGCCGAGAAGAAGGCTGCGAAGAAGAAGGCTGCATCTGAGGTTGCCGCTTACGCGGCGCGCATGGAAGCCGGGCTAGTTCCGGCGGCGACGCGCGAGGCAATGGAAGTCGCAAAGGCGAATGCGAAATTGGAGCGTGTTACGGTCGAAATGCCCCCGGCTGGTGATCAGGGAGAAGTCAGCGACATTGGGCTGCGTATCGATCAGAAGGTGTACCTGCACGGCCACACCTACACGTTGACTCATGCGCAAGCCGCGAGCTTCCGCGAAATACTTTATCGAACCGGCGAAATGGAGTTGTTATTCAAGGGCCAAAATCGCCGCCAACGGCAATGGATCATGGGGCGGACTATCGGATCAGTCGATCGTCATGTCCCCCTGGATGAAGACGGGAGCCTCGCATGACGGAGGGCAATGGGATCGGCACCCTTCAGATCGTTCGCCGCATTGTCCATCAGGGCAAAGATGATCTTTCGTTTTCGGTGAGTGTAGAGCCTCCTGCTGATTTCGCGCACGATACTCGTGCATTTCAATCGAACATCAACGCGGTACTCGACGTGCTGGGCGAGGTTGCGCAGCGTGAGGAATGGAAAGCTGGTCTTGACGAGAAGCGCAAGGCGCTGAGGGTTGCGCAAGAGCAGGCGCTCACCGCGCAGCGGGAGCTTGATGCGTTGCGTGTCCGTCGTATGGCGACCGAGTCCGCGCAGTTTGCGATCAATCGAAACAGACGCACATCTGAGCAAACTAGTAAGCAGAAAGCCGAGCTTCAGGCCTTTGACGATCAAATCGAACAGGGCGAAATAGCAAAGCGCAATTTTGCGAGCGATGTGCCGATCATCGAATGGGGGATCGCCTGTCTCGTCGCAAAAATCAATGGTGAGATTGAGCCCGAAAAGCCGACCGAGTTGCTGGCCCTTGTTGTTGATAGCGTGAGGCATGCCGCGTGAGAAATGCTGACAGCAGCCCAGATCATTACGCAGGCGGCACAGGATGCGCACGCGCCGGGCTTCGTAGTAGCCGCTCAGAATAAGCTCCAAATCATCCTGGATGAGCTTTGCTTTAAGAACGACTTTGCTCTTGCGCGGGGCGTCTACTACTTCAACCTGAACCCGACCACCATCCAAACGATTGGCGGGATTACAAATTTCGGAGGACCATACCCGCTGCCGCTCGATTACCTACGAACCTCAGGGTCGAGCGGCAGCGAGGGCGTGCAGTACAGCTTCTTTTACGTCTTCCAGGGCGTGCCCTATCCTCTAATGCCGTGGGATCTGGGTCGCGAGGACATGCAGGTTCAGCAGCCGGGCATTCAAAACCTGCCTTATGCCTACGCGACGGATATCAGCACCGAAACCACGGCACAAGACAGATTCGCCGGCATAACGACAGCGTCAACCACCGCAGGCTCGCCAACGATCACTGTATTCTCTCCCTCGGGAGCCGCGGTCGGCATGTCAATTTCGGGCTATGGTATAGCGCCAGGCTCAACGATCACCGCAATGAGCGGCGTCGGGAACGCCACATGGACACTCTCTTTGAATTGCACTGGCACGTTCACGGGAGCTTTAAGCTCTGGTACAGCGGGCGCCGGGGCATCCAGCATCATGTTCGGTACGCCGGCAAACGCGTTCGTCTACCCAGGGCCCTCGGGCGCATTCCCGACAACTCTGCGCTATCAACGGCTGATGCCTCCGCTCGTCGATCTCACCCGGATTCCGTGGTTCCCGGATCAGCAATATCTTCTGACGAGGCTCACGGCCGAGATCATGGCGAGCGCAGACGATGAGCGTTATGCCGGCTTTGTCGGGCGCTCAGCCGATATCCTTGGGAAATATGAGTCTTTCGCCGACGACAAGACGAATCGGGCACAGACCGTAATCCTCGATCGTAGGCGATTCGGCCGTGCGTTCAACAAGCTGAACAACACAAAAACGATCGGGTGGTGACGTGGCGCTGCGCAAGCAAAAGCCGCACCGCTGGATGCCATCCGGTCTGACTGATGCGGTAGACGGGTCGAACGCTTTCCCTGGCGCCATGGCGCAGTTAGGGAACCTCATCCCGCAGCCCAATACCCGAGGGGTTTTCGTCCCGCGCCCAGCTATGACTCAAGTGATCGCTTTGCCTGATTTCGCGGGCGGGCCTGTTGCGGCTGAGGACAATTTCGGGGACATGTTCTATGGGATGTATCCCTCGATCAGCGTGCCAGGCGACGATCGGCCGTTCGCCTACAATGCCGACACCAACACGTTTGCGCCAATTTCCGGGATTACTAGCCTCAATCTCCCGGCGAGTCAGTCGCCGACCGGCGCGATAACTCCCGCAACAGTAGCGCAGGTCGGGGGCCGCATTATATTCACGCATCCTGGATTTAATGGAGGAGTCACGCTGCCGGCGGCCTATATGGCCCTCGTCGTAAATACGACCAATGGGTCAAATCAGGTTGCCGGCCCCGCGCATTTTGCTGGCGCGGTCGCCGGAGATTTTATTCAAGGGCCCGGCATCCTCGTAAACACAAAGATTCAAACGATCTTAGATGCTTACGTGTACACGACAGGCACCGGCACAGCGAGCGCCACGACCTTCACGGTGACGAGTGCCACAGGCCTGGTCGTAGGGATGACGGTTTACGGACCTAGCCTAGAATCATTGGTCACTGGAGTTGCGGGCACCACGATCACCATCCCGAACGGCTTGGTTCAGTCGTTTACGAGTGCCAATCTGATCTTTGTCGGCTCAACCATAACGATATCGGCGAATGCGACCGCGACTGCGGTTGGGGTGCAAGTCTTGACGTTCTCCCCTGTCCCATCAGCGAAGTTCGGCTGGCTCGATGTCTCGGGTTTCTCGGCGACGATAATCGCGAACGCGGTGGGCGCAGTTAAAGTAATGACTGGGAACCCCAACATTGTTGGGATCCAACCGGGGATGACAATCACCGGGCCTAGCGTCCCAGCGAATACTACGATTCTTGCAGTCGAATCCATCAACTTCACCGTCTTCGGGCAAATCGCGGCGCAGAGTCAAATTGTTCAGTTGGGTACGGCGAATCAGCCGCACGCGCTCGCGGCAGGGCAGCTTTTCAGCGGGCCAGGCATTCCGGCCGGCACCACAATAATCTCCTACGATCCCACTGTCTATCAGATCACGCTTTCGAATGCGGCGACCACTGCCGAAGTCGCGGTCACCTTCAATGTGTCGGGCGCGCTGATCATAACCTCGGCGGCCAACTCGTCGTCGACGAGTCAGAACGATTATACGGTGGCCGGAGGAACCATAGCCGCACCCCTATGGGGGTCGGGGGATTTGAGCGTAAATCCTATCGCGGGCGCCGCTCCGGCGGTTTTTGTCGCGCAATTCGCCGGACGGGCGTATTTCGGGGTAAATACCTCAACCAGCGTCGGGGTACAGGCATCCGATGCTGGGGCGCCCTGCATACAGACGAACATCAACCAAACGCTCACATTCAATGACGGCGAGCCCGTTACGGCGGGCATGGGGTTGGCATTGTTCAACCAGCTCGGAGGCATCATCTCGTCGCTGATGGTTTTCCAGGGGGCCTCGAATATTCGGCAGATCACCGGGGATTTCTCGCTCGGGACTATCGCTGTCAATTCCCTGCAAACCGTAACCGGGACGCTTGCACCAAATTCGATCGCATCAACGCCTAAGGGCTTGCTCTTCGCTGCTCCCGATGGGTTGCGTATAATCGATTTTGACGCGCGCATTTCAGACCCTATCGGGCTCGACGGCTTGGGGATAACGCTTGCCTTTGTGAATGCCGTTACACCGAGCCGCATGGCGGCCGATTACAACCAGAATGTGTATCGAATCACCATAACGTGGCAGCCGCCTCTGACGGTGCAGTCTATCTGGGGGAGCGCTCAGAGAACAGATGAGTTTTGGCTTCACATAAGGCCGGATCTCCCCGTGAAGGAGGCTCGCTGGTCGGGGCCTCACACCTCATTATGCGATCAAGCGTGCGCGTGGCCGGGGGCTGGCAGTTTCCTGGTTGCGCCGAGTGCTGCGCGTGGGAGCTTTTACCGCAGCGATCCCTATCCTAGGGCTGGGTCTACCTATTCCGAATTTGGGGTACAGCTGTCGTGTACGTTTCAGACCGTCTTGCTGCCCGACAGCGAGACACAAAATACGCGCTCGGTGGTCGAGACCACGCTCTTTCTTGGGATTCAGTCCGGCTCGGAAGAGATCCTCGTTACAGCGACAGACGATGCGGGGCAGCAGCTTGATCAGGCCTATGTGTGGATTGGCCCGTTTTCGACACCAATGCTACGGCAGATACCTTGGCATAACCCCTTGGTTTTCCGACAATTTGAGATAAGCTTGACCGCTGGCGCGACCGCACAATTACAGCTAGGGGCGATTAATATCCGCGAGCAGCTCAAAGGCTATCCGATAGAGTATCCGCCTTCACAAGAATTCATTCTCGGACAAAGCATCCTTGGCGGTTCCGATGTCCTCGGTCCCTAGATTTCTATTTGTCCTGACGCTAGCGTTATGCTCCTACGCGTTGTCGGCGCACGCGCAAGTCGGGTGTGTCCCGAATCCCAATATCAGCCCGGCATTCCCGACGCCGGGATTCATCGGAGGATGTCAAATCCCGGCCGTAGGGCTCAACAAAGCCATTACCGCAGCCTCTTTGTGGTCGGGCACCCCCCCAAATGTCAAGAATCCGCCCTACTTGGCATCTGGGTCTACGGCGACCACGACGGGGACCATTGCGGGGGGAAGCAATTCCCTAAGTGTGGCGAGTGCCGCTGGCTGGTCTATCGGCATGGGGATCGCGGTTCATAATGCCGGGGCTGGCGGCAATACTGAGCTTATCACGACCGTTACAAACATCGTCGGCACTACATTCACCCTTGCTGCCACGGCGGTGACGACGGCGACGGGGCAGAGCGTTTTCCACGACGACACCAGCGCGATCGCGGCCGCCATGACGGCGGTGTCCGCCGCTTATCTCCCAACAGGCAACTACAATATCACAAGCCCTCTAACCTTCGTTGAGCCATTTACTATTTTCGGAGACGGCCGGGCTTTGACAAAGCTCATCAACCGCTGCGCGTCCTGTGACATGGTCGATATAACCGGCACTACTAATGGTAGCCTGG